TTTCCTTTATTCCATACCAGGATACCTTGCTGCATCCATTTCGGCAAGTTTTCGTATGCTGTTGATAATCTTGCTAACAATTCTCTAGCAGTAGATGCTTTGTTTGCCAGAATACCAATGTTTACACTGTCATTGAAAAGTGCATAATGCAAAAGATATGATACCACAGTAGTAGACTTACCAGTCTGTCGTGGCATCTTGCAGATATTAAATCTATTGTTATGAAAATTATGAATTAATTTCTCTTGAAAATGATATGGATGAAACTGCGTTAAACCTTCATCAAGAGAAACAATTTTAATATAGTTGTTTGCAAAATAAACTGGATCTTGTTTGCATTTTAGAAACTCAATAATTTGATCTTCTGTAAACTCAATCGGAGTATTTGCTTTTTTTAATAATGGATTACCAAGATATACGTCACTCATAAAATCAAATTAACAATTCCAAGCTCTTAATGATTTAGACAATCTATCATCACCAGTATTATTGGAGGGTTTTTGCCTCTTCCGCATTCCCTTCATTCTTGCACAAAAACTTTTCCTGCGAGGATTACCAACTTTTTTACTAGGTGCTTTCAGATCACTACCAGGATTTTCTGCTTCATAAGACTTACGTCCTTTTTCGTTGAGTCCTCCAGATTTATTTTTACCAGATTTTTTAGTCCAGGCAGCACCTTCTTCAAGTTCACTCTTCCAATCAGATTGTTCAAATCTTACTTTTGGTTTTAATTTTTTCTTTCCATCTGGTGAAGGAACAAACACTCCAGTTTCTGGAGATTTCATGTCTACACTATCAATATCACCGTCCACATCAGCATCAATTCTTTTTGTTGCTTGAACTGCAAGTTTCTTCAAGTTACCACCACCAACTCTAGATTCTTCTTTTTCTTCCTTCATTTTTTCACGTTTTGCTTTTGCCTTAGCAAGTAATCTTTGTTTTGCTGCTTCTCTCTCATCTTTAGGAATAGGAGTTACGGCACCAACTTTTTGATCAACATCACCAACATCATATCCTTCCTTCTTCACACAGTTGTTATAAGTTTTACCAAACATCTTTTTGGTTCCTTTCTTCACATAACCTTTCCAGCACTTCTGTCCTTCTTCAATCTGTTCTTGCCCACCTTTGATTGGTTCTGGTTTGATAATATCAACGAACTCATATTCCATTGCCTGAAAATCATTTCTCCAATCAGAATACTCTACAGACTCTGACTTATTTCCCCAGTTAGCAGCACCTTTCTTACGACACTTTACAAGTGCTCCGGAAGCATATGCAGAAGGCCAAACACTATATCTACTCTTGACTTTCTTATAACAGGCATCTTTCTCACCTGCCTTTTCTATTACAGTTTCTTCAGTCTTCACGTTGATTGCCTTTCCTTTTCTATCTGGATTTGGATCTTGACGTTGCTTTCTATTAAATGCTTTTTTCTCTTCCTTATCATCTAAATTTGCGGCCATTTTGCTGGATCCACATTTTGGTTTTGTGGTTTGTCCTGGTTGTTTGGCGCAGGGTTTTCCGGCATATTTACCACCCAATTGAACCCAACCAGGCTTGCCATCACTAGAACGACTCTTACCAAACCAGTCACGCAAAGAACTATCACCACTTTTCGATTCACTCATTCCACCTCCGTTGGATCCGCCATTGCCACTCCCACTACCATTACTACCATTGCCATTACCATTACTATTGGTACTATCATCTCCATCATCTTCAGAGTTGTCATTTTCTTTGCGAAGATATCCGCTAGATGCTATACGATAACCAGATGGAATTCGTTTGCATTTTTTATCTGTATAACAATAATAATATCCTTGCTTACACTTTTTCATCGATGAAAAGTAGTCTATTCTTTATTATTTAGAAAACCTTGCTTGAGCATTTTTTGGAGTTCTGATGTAGACCCAACAAACACTGCATTATTAGTAACATTATTTGTAGTCTTCTTAGTTTCGTCTTCTACATCCTTAAGTTTCTTCTGCAAGTCAATCAACTTATCGGTAGTATCGGCAACACTCTTAATCAACTGTCCTGCGACCTCGTATGCCCTTGGACTACCTCCTTCCCCTGCTACCTCCATAATGCCGTTAATTGCCTCCTGACCCTTCTCTATGAGGGAGTAGAGGTTCGCACGACTATAGACATAATCTTTCTCTATATCATCATCCTTCGATTTTATAATCTCTGGTTTTTTGATTGGTTTTGACTCTACAATATCACTATCAATATTCAGAGCCTCATCGATTGAATCATAATTACTCATAATTAAATATCTTCCTGTCTTGTAGGACTATAGTCTTTAGAGTCTCCTAAAAATTCCCAATTTTCAGTAAATCCAAAATCATCACCAGGTTCTGCAGTAATGGGATCGGGGACAGCAGTATATCTTACTTCACGTTTTGCGGTCTTTGTATTAGTGTCGGCATAAAGATCTGCCTGAACTTTACGGATGAGACCATCAGATGTATCGGCAATAGAGCCGAACAGATAAGTTTTAGCAGTAAATCTTAGAGTATAAATTAATGCTCTTCTCGTCTCAAATGATCCTTCATAATCATCTTGAAAATCAATACTATCAAGAACAATTGGAATATCTCTTTTCTCTCCAATAGAACTGACTAAATCGACAGTCAAATTAAATGATGGTTGGAAAAATGGCAGTATCTGCTCAATAATTTGAAGAGCATCATCATTCAACTTACTAAAAATATTAAGTTCAAATCCAATATTATATGGGACTGGCATAAAAACTTTTTTTGTTTTATTATCAGTAGTATCGTTTGCCTTAAATGTTTGAGTAACTCCAGTTTTTCTAGTCGAATCATATTGAATCGTAGTCATCTCAAATGACATTCTCGGAAGAGTGATTGCAATAGATTTCGTTAACTGCTCTTGTTCTTGAATTTTTGCCAAAAACTTCTGCATTGGTCCATAAGAAAGACCAACTTTTGTTTCATCCAAAATACTACCATCACTTTTTGTGTGTCTGATGGAAATATCATTAAACAAAGTTCCAAAACTAATAATAGTCTTTCTTATAATTTCGTGATAAAAGTAAGTTCCTAACATTAATAATTACCAAATGGATTTGACTCTGAGAAATCTAAAATATCATCCGCCTCTAATTCTATTTCTTCATTAGTGTCATACGGATTATCATAACTCTCTGTATCGTAACTTAAAACAGTGTATCTAGCAGATGAAATTGTCCCTACAACTGTTTCACCAGGACTAAACTTACCAGTATTTAGTGAGACTCTAATATTAGTGACAGGAAGAACACCCGGAGTTGTTGAAGTTACAGTTCTGAAATCTCTGATTTTTGCCGTTACTCCTGAAGATTCTCCAGTTATGGTTTCGTTATAGATATAAGTTCCAACACCAACTGTAGATAATCCTGTAATAGAAACAGTTGGTGCCTGAGTATAACCAATACCCGGATTGAGTATTCTAATGTAATCAAGTTTACCGTCAAGAATTCCAGCAACTGCTGTTGCAGTGACTCCCACTCCAGGACTACCAATAATTACTGTAGGTGTAATGGAATATCCACGTCCTTCACCAGTAACCGAGATAGAAGAAACACTTTTCTCTGTTCCTCCGACAGAACAAGTTGCCGCAGCTCCTGCTCCTCCCCCACCACTTATTGTTATTGTTGGAGGAGTCGTATATCCAGATCCCCCATTCGTTAGTTCTAACCTTAAAACAGATTGTACATTTACTCTACTAGTTGTAACTGCGACTGCTGTTGCCGTATTTATTCCACTATTTGGTGATGAGAAAGTTACTGTAGGGGCAGAAGCATACCCACTACCATCATTATTTAAAAATATTTCAGTAATAGATCCGGAAGAAATTGATGCCGTTGCAGTAGCAGTTATTGCAGACCCAACAACTGTAAGACTTGTAATATATCCTTCATCTTCTACTGTATTATCAACTTCCTCAATTGAAGTATCAATGAGTTCATTTTCATACTCATAAAGTTCACAACTCAATTCGTAAGTATAGTTTGATCCTAGTTGATAAAAAGGTTTTTCAGATTCAACTCTTTTTATTTCAAATAGTCTTTCTCCAAGAGGAAAATAAATTAAATCTCCTTCTTTCGGTCTGGTAATTAAATCTCCAAAAGTATATTCAGTAATTCTTCCTTCTCTGATACCAGAACTAATGCCTTCCAGAAATGGGGCAATAAATTCTTCATATCTTTCTCTTGATATAGTTAAACTTATTTCATTTTTCAATCTTAATCCAAATTTAGTCATGATATCACTATCAGGAGCATATCCATCATAATTATTCAAATATGCTTCTATCAGAAAACTATCATCAAATTTGGAGGATTGTATTTCACGAATTATATCATCAGTTTTAAAAATTTTTCTTGGCAAGTAATAAATCTCTATACCATAAATTTTTAATTGCTCATTAATTATATCTTGAACAAGAAATTGTTCATTTGAAGATCCTTGAAGAAAAAATGGATTCAATGCCATAATTATTAACCAATACAGTCCAAAGGTGGTAGTTCATACTCAGAAGACATTTTCTGTTTTATATCCTCCAATTCTCTTTGACCGTCTTCAAATATTGCACGACCATTGAGTTCAATGCCACCCGGAAGTTTTACACCTTGGAATTTAATTAAATTTTGTCCCCACTGTTTCTTTAGTAATGCAGTAAGATACTTTTTAACGAAAGTATCATTATAAA